GCCGGTGCGGGTCATCAGCGCGCCGCGGGCATTGGTCAGCACGCGGTCGAGGAAGGCCGACAGGGTGGTCGGCACCGGCGCCGTGGTGGTGCCGCTGGCATTCGCGAGGATCGTGTTGTCGGCGACCGGCGCCAGCGACACCGTACCGGCGCCGGTGATCGGCGCGCCGCCGGTCGATATGCCGGTGCCGGCCGAGATCGCGGTAACGCCGGTGCCGCCGGTGTCCCACAGCAGGTCGGCGCCCGGCCCGGCGGTGCGCAGGTAATAGCCCGTGGTGCCGGGCGCGAGCGCCACCCAGCCGGTGCCGCTGCGGTAGATCAGCGAGCCGACGATGCTCGCCGCCAGCACCGCATCGAGGAAGGCCGACAGGGTGGTCGGGATGGCGGGTGCGGTGATCCCCGCGATATTCGCCATCATCGTGTCGGGCGGCGCGGTCATGCCGGCCGGCAGCGCGTCGACGTATGCCTTGTTGACGACATCGCTGGCGCTGACCGGCGACGGCATGCCGGTGATGCGCCCGCCCCTTATGTCAACCGCGTCCGACGACTGATAGAGCATGTCGCCGGGCGCCAGGTTCATCCAGTAGCCGTCGACATATTCCAGGATGTCGCGGTTTTGCAGGCTGTCGTCGACCAGCACGTCGGGCAATCCGACGAGCCGCACATCGGTCGAGCCGAACAGTTGTAAGAGCGCCGGCTCGCCGCCGACCGTCAGGGCGGGATCGAACGCCACGTCGCTGATGTGCGAGATCTCCACCATGAAGATCCCGACGTTGGTGACCTTGAAGACATCGAGCGCGGCGTAGCTGGTGCCCGGCTCCCATTCGTCGCGCCAGGTGAAGGTCAGCACCGGCAGCGTGTACGGACCCAGCACGGTGCCGTCGTTGAGGTAGATCGTCATCTGCGTGCCGGAGACGGTGATCGAGGCGATCCCGTTCGGCAGCGATGGGTTCTCCTGGAGGTCGAGGATCGCCTGCGCGATCGACCAGAAATTGCTGTCGACTTCGGACGGCTGGAGGTTCGAGCCCTTGCCCGGCCCCCACGGTCCTAGCGTGCGAAAGGTGATGTCCATTTAGCCGCCGCCGAGGTTGCCTTCGCTGCCGTCGTCGTGGATCGACACCGGGTCTTCGTGCCGGTAGGGAAGATCCGGGCAGATGCTGGTGATCTGAAAACCGATATTCTGCCCGTAGGCGTTTTCCTGTGGATGACCTATCGGCGGATCGGTCCACTCGATGTAGCCCGGGGTGATTTCCGGGCCGAGCGTCGAGCCGCGCCAGAACGCATCAACGTCTGCGTCGCGCCACAGTCCTTCCGGGTCGCCGCTGGTTCGCCACACGACGCGGATCAAGGCATCGCCGCCGAAAGCCGGGTCGAACCGGCTCGGGTCGTCCCACAGGATGTCGTTGGGGCCCGAGCCGGTGATCGTCGGCTTCCATATCTCGCCGTTCAGGCCGGGGTTGATTTGATACGTCCAGGCCAGCGAGCCGCCGGTGAAGATGAAAAACGGCTCGTAGGGTTGCGGCGATGTCGGGATGCCGAGATAGGGAAATTGATTGTAATCGCGCGGCCCGGCGCTGTGGATCAAGAGCAGGCCATAGGTTCGGTCGCTGCCGGCACTGTTCGTGAGATCCCAGAAGCTGGTCGAGATGGTGTAGCTGGCGGGCGTCATCTGGACGCGGGTCTGCCCGCGGCCGAACAGGATGGCGCCCGTCATGAGGGTAAGGCCGAGCGGCCAGGTGTGCTGCCAATCGGGCGAACTCGGGTCGCGGACCATCCACGGATCGCCGTCGCTGCCGGTCGGGATCGGGCTGACGATACCCGACGAGATGTAATCCAGCCGAAAGGAATAGCTGTAGGTGCCGCACATCAGGACAGGCTCGTCCGGCGGGTGGGTACCATCGTCGTCGGCCCAGTGGACGTTAACGATGCGGCCGATCGGGTCTTCGACGTAATCGACCATCGCTCAGCCCACGTTCGACAGCGCCCACTGCACGTCGCAACTCTTCTGGCCGTCGGTGTCGCCGGCGCCGAACGGTTTGAAGGCGGCGTCCATGTCGGCGAAGACCGAACCCCAGAAGGCGTTAAGCTCGGCCTGGAAGGCGCCGCCGCAGGCGTTCTTTTCCCGCTTCTTGAGCTTGACGTTGCGGGCGCGCGCGACATCGACGTAGTTCTCCGGCTTGCCGGGCTGGGTGATGCGGACGGTCTCGCTCTCGCGCGAGGCTTCCTGGAGCGCTTCGCCGCAGCACTTCACGTTGAGGTTGGTCGAGGTCGGCACCATCTCGGGCATTTTCGACTTGGCGCCCCACGTCAGCATGGCCTTTTCGTGGGTGCCGCTCGGCCGCGACGGTATGATGATCGTGCCGAAGCTGCCGGGCGACTGAAACGGCCGGACAAAGAACTCGATGCTGCCATCGGGCATCAGCTTGCCTCCAGGTCGATTGTCTTGGGGAGCGCGAGCGGCGTCAGCGCCGGAAAGAAGTCGGTGTGGAATTCGCTGCCGGTCACCGGCTTCATGTCGAGCGTCACCGTGGTGACCAGTTCGGCCATCGCGTCGGGCGGGTTCTCGCCTTTGATGGTGACGCCCTGAAACATCTTGGCGACCTCGATCTGCCGGTCGAGGCCGTTGACGACGGTGCAGGAGTTGACCGCGTTGTCGGTGTTGACGAGCGGCAGGTTCAGACCGTCGTCGGAGACCACGAAGTCGGTCAGCGCCTGATAGGCAATCTCGCTCGGAAGTATCTCGATCTGGCCGCCGGCGACGACCTGGTAGTCGTCGGTGTAGTCGTCCTCGACGTAGCTGTTGACGCCGATCGCGGCATTGGCCGGCAGGCCGGTGCCGATGCTGCACCCGATGGTGAACTCGCCGCGCATGGTGCCGCCCGCCACGACCAGCCGATAGCTCTTGACCTTGCCGGTGGCGGCGCCGCCGGGCAGGCGCCGGTCAAACAGCGTGACGCTGTTGCGCAGGCCGATGGCGAGGCCGATGGCGTCGGTCCAGTTCGTCGCAAATGTCACGTCGACGGCGCGTGCCCGGGCGCGCAGTTTCGCCCGCGCCGCGAGGATCAGGTATTCAAAAGACCGGCTGCCGCGGTCGGTCTGGAAATAGCTCTTATAGGCAAGGTTGCCGAGCGGCACCTCGCCGCCGGGATCAATCCCCTGCGCGACGTACTCCGAGGTGAAGCTCACCGTCTCGCGGTCGGCGTCGGTGGTGTCGGACAGCATTTGCTGGACATCGCCGACCAGGACGGCGTTGACCGTTTCGGTGCGTTTGCGGTCGGCCCGGTAGTTGAGGATCATGCGGATCTTGTAGTTGTTGACCGGGAAGGCGACCGAGATCGGGCCGATCTGCCCGCCGTGCAGGAAGACGTTGACGTTGGTGGCCTCCTCGGTGTCGCCCTTTTCGGCCGGCTGGGTGTGCCCGAAAAAGGTGACGTTGTAGCTGATCTCCGGGCCGAGCCAGGACGCCCCGTGGATAAAGCACAGCGGCGTCCCGCCGGCATCGTTTTCGGTGCTGAGCGCCCAGCCGCCGCCGATGCTCGTACCGGGTTTCGGCCAGTCTTTCTCCAGGCCGTCGCCGTTCATGATGGCGATCAGCGCGCCGCCGCCCTTGATGCGCGAGCCGAACCCCATGCCGAGATTGATGTTGGCGTTCGCCGGGCTGGTCGGGAACGGCCGGTTGCCGAGCGGCGAGCCGGCTTGCGAGAATGCCCGGACGAGCGGCCCCGTCACGTCGAGCAGGCCGCTTGCCTGCTGCGACCAGCTGACCGTGCCGGAGAGCGTCACGGCATTGAGCGGCGGCTGGCCGTAGCTGAGCGAGAAGGCGTCGTAGAGCGCCTGGCCTTCGCTGATCTCGATGATGCCGTCCTCGCCCTGCACGATATCGCTGACGCTGACTTCCAGCGTGGTGCGGTCGACGTGCCAGAGGGCGCTATAGGCTTCCAGCACGGTGTCTTCGTTGACGTTCGAGGCCAGCCACACCGGGTCGTACCACGGCAGGACCGACAACTCGTCGGTGAGCGCCGCCTTCTGCACGCTGTAATCGTCGGGCCGGGCGATGAATTCGAGATCGACGATCTCGTCGGCCTGGAGCCGCGGGACGCCGACCAGGCGGCCGTTGAACAGCGGCAGCAGATCGGGCGCGGCGCCGCCGTCCGGTGTCCATGCCTGATCCCAGGAGAGCCACGCCCAGAGGTTGCGGCCGGGCGCGAGCAGGCCGACCGCGGGGTTTTTGACGCGCACCTTGAGGGTGGCGAAGCCGCCTTCCTCGTGCGCGATCTCGATGTCGAGCACGTCTTCGTCGAAGCGGTTGTGGATCGCCGGGTCAAAGGGTGCGTTCGGCGTGCGCGGCCCGGTGATCGTCAGCAAGGCCCGCTCGGAAGAGGATGCCGGCTGGCTGAGGGTGATCGCGGTGCCGCCGTCCGGCGCGACGAAGGTGGTGCCGGTTGCGATGCCGTTGCCGGCGATGTTGTAGGTGAGGCCCGGCGTCAGACCGGCGAGGTGCGCGTCGGGAATGGATGTGACGCTCGTCCAATCGTCCGAGGCCATGCCGGCGAGCTGCAACGGAAACTGGCCGCTTTGGAGCGCGATGACCTCGAACTGGGCGACGCCCGAGGGCGCGTCGGGCGGCACCGCGGCGAAGGCGTACATCTGCCCGGTGCCGCTGCCGTCGTGGAACAGGTAGGCGCTGCCGATCTGGATGTCCTGGCCGCCGCCGGTGTCGCGGCACTGCCCGATGGCCGGGCCGGTCGCGCCGTAATAGCCGGGCGCGAGATCGAGTGCCGGATCGAGCGCGACGATGTTGCTGCCGGCGGCGAAGGTGGCGATGCCGGTGTCCATCGGCACCGACTTGGTGGCCTTGAATGTCGCGCCGCGCAGGGTCTGCCCGGCGGGGCTGTTCATGTTGATCCACTCGGGCGATGGCTGTAACGCCTCCTCGATCATGAAGAACGCCGAGACGCCCGGCCCTTCGATCAGGTAGAGCGTGCTCTGCTCCAGCGCCTGGTTGCTGGCGACGTTCTTGACAAAACCGACGCCGGCCTCGGTGTCGCCGATCACCGGCACGGTTTCGATCTGGCCGCCGTGGGTGTGCCCGGTGGTGACAACGATCACCTGATCCTGGATGGTGCCGCCGGCCCATGCGAAACAGAACGGGCCGGGCACTCAGACTTCCTCCAGCACCAGCGACCACGAGACCTTGGCTTCCCACTCGGCGCGCTCGATCTGCCACTCGACGATGCGCATCTGCATGCTGGGCCGATAGAAGGTCCAGTCGTCCTGGTAGCGGATCGAGCCGGGCACCGCATCGTGCGCCGGCGCACCGGAAGCGGTGTGCCGCCCGATCTCGACGTGGCAATAGATCTGCACCAGCATGCCGACCCAGAGGTCGTCGAGCGCCGGCGGATCCTGGTCGTCGCCATTCGCCTCCAGTTGATACTTGCGCATCTGCGGCGCCGAGAGGTCGATCAGCGTGCCGTTGACGGTGCGGGCGAGCTTGTCGCTGCCGCGCGCCAGATCGATCGGCGTCAGCGTGCCCTTAAGGCCGCGCGCCGAGTAGGGCGGCACGCCCGAAACGGCGGTGCCGTTGTCGTAGTAGATGATGTCGAAGACGGTCGCGAACGGCGCTGCCATTAATGCCCGCCCGGCCTGCCGCCGTACCACGATGGCTTGACGCCGGCGCTGCGCACTTGTTGCCGGCGCGCCTCGACGACGAGCGCCTCGACGACGCCGGTCGAACCCGACAGCGCGAAGCTGTGGCCGCCGAGGTGGAGGTGCACCGGGGCGCCGCCCCCGCCGGCCGCGACGAGGCCGCCCTCGGCGAAGCGCGGCAGCGACCGCTGCGGCATCACGAGACCGCCGCCGGCGAACCCGAACGGGCTGCGCAGGGCATTGAGCGAGGCCATAAAGCGCGGCCCCCAATGGTCGACGGCGCGCGCCCGCATGACGTATTCACCGGCGCTGAGCCGCGCCAGGATGCTGTCGGACGTGGCGCTGCCAGGGCCGCGCACCGAGCCGCCGCCGGCATACTGCGGCAGCAACTCACCGCCGGGCACCGGGCCGGCACCGCCACCACCGAGCGCCGAACCGACGCTCGCCACGGCTGAGCGCACCGCATCGGCGATGCGTTGCACCGTGGCGCTGACGGCGTTTAGAACGCTATCGAACGCGGCCTGCGCCATCGGCCCGATGCTGTTGAACAAGTCCTGAAAGGCTTGGGTTAACGGCGCGATCAGCTTCGCGGTATCGGCCCATGCCTCTGCAAACGCCGTGACGGTGTTCGGCCATAGATTGGTAAAGAACGTCGTCACGTCGGTGCCGAACTGCGGCAGCGTCCTGGTCAGGAAATTGGCCAGTGCCGTTGTTGTTGCGATATCCCAACTGGTCCATACGTCGTTTATTGCTAATTTAATGTCGGTAAATACCTGCTTAACCCGATTTTTCTGGGTTTCGAGTTCTTCGGCCGCCGCAATGCGTGGTGTTACGATAGGTTGCTGCTTGTTGATCTCGTCGGTAAGTTGTTTCAGGAGCGCCGGTGCTTCCCGCAACATAGTGCCGGCCGGAATGCCCTTAAATAGTTCCTTGGAGAGTGCATTTAACTGGCTGGCACCCAGTCGCCCCGACTCTGCAAGTTTAAGAAAGCCCCTGATTGCATCAATCGTTACTTTTTCCGCCGCCATGGTTGTGTCTTTGTATTTAGCGAGATTTACCCCCACCATGGCGTAGGCTTGTGACAGGTCGAACACTTGTTGCTGAGCGCCACGCATCACATTGACGCCCGATCCGATTTCGAGCGCCGCTTGCCGGGCGGCCTCGCCGGCTTGCTTGACGCCTCCTCGAAACACCTCTACGCCAGTGGTGTCGATTGGCGCGCCAGCCGCCGTTCTGAACTTCGCAAGCGCTTCGGCGGCACCGCCTAATATTTTGATGGCGTCCTCGGCCTGGCCGCCGACCCCTCCTACAATTCGCTGTGCCGCTTCAATGACGCCTGGCCTGGTTCCCAACTCCGCTGCCGTATCGCGCAGTTTGAGCAGATTTTGATGGACCTCGGAAATTTGCTGGCCGAGCGCCTGAAGCCCGCGGAACGCGGCGAAACCAGCAATGCCGAGCCCGCCGAATTGTTTCCCGACGTTAAACACGGCGGCTTCAAACGAGCGCAAGCTGCGCGCCGAGATCGCGAAACTGCGGCTGGTGCTCTCGACCACCGCGCCGGTCTCGGCGAGGGTGCGATTCAGCCCGACGAGATTGGTTTGGAGTCTGCCGATCTGCTGGGTGTATTCGGCCGCGCCGGCGGCATCATCTTTGCGCAAGGCGCCGCGGGCCAGTCGCCGCAGATTTTGAATCTGCACCTGGGCGAGTTCGATTTGGCTGCGCAGCTTGCTGGTGTCGGCGCCGATCTGGATCGTGAGATTGTCAGCCACGCATCAATTCCCTGATCATGCGTTCGACTTCGCGCGGTTCGCCGCGTGCCGCGCCGAAGCCATCGGCGAGCCGGTTGGCGCGGTCGGCTGCTTCGCGGTCATGCCCGAGGCTGACCCATGCCGCCACTTGTTGCGGCGTCATCTGCCAGACCGCTTCGGGCCGGTGATTCCAGAGGATCAACTGTTCAATCGCTGCGGCAAGATCGCTGCCGGCTGGGCGCCGTTGACGCCCTCCACGAGCGCCGGCTCGTTCTCGCCCGGCGCGACGATAGGGTTGCGCGGGAACGTCAGCCTCACGATCTCGCCGGACAATGCCAGCAGCACGTCGGGCGGCAGGGTCATCGCGTGTTGCTCGTATTGCGCGTCGCCGTGATGCCCGAGCGCGGCGGCGACGAGCGCCGGCATCGCATCCGACGCGGTGATGATCCCGGCGCTGCCGTCGAGCACGCGCCCGAGCGAGGGATACTTGCGGCTGATCTCGGCGAGTTGCGCCAGCGGTACGCCGGTGACCTCGAACGGCACCCGCTCGCCGTCCTCGGCCTCGATCGTCACGGTGCTGGTCGGGCGCTTCGGTACGAGATCGAGAAAGCTGACCGGCATAGGCTATGGCCCCGCCGTGGCGAGCAGCGCCATTTGCAGGTTCGCGGCGGTGAACTCGTCCATGACCATGTGGACTTCGAGCGTCTGCTGCACGACCGGCGAGAAATCCTTTTTGCGGATGCCGCCGACGCGGTGATTCCAGTGGTCGAGGCGCTCAACGGCCGGCGTCAGTTCAAAGGTGTTGACGTTGCCGACATCGCGCGGCGTGAGGTCGCCCTCACCCTTCCAGGTGATCATCCCGGTGCCGATGTAGTAGGCAGCGGTGGTTGGGCTCACCATCGCGTCGTCCGGGTGCAGCACCGTCCCGAACGAGCCGGTGGTCGGATCGGCGAGCACGTCGCCGGTCAATTCAATCTGGCCCCACTCGTCCTGGATAAAGCCGAGCGCGCCGGATGGCCCGAACTGCACCAGGGGCAGGGTGATTACCAGCTTCGGCCCGATGTCGTTGGTGCCGGTGAATACCAGTTCCCCTTCGATCTGGGACTGTAGCCCGATGTTCAGTGTGCTTGCGGCCATCTCGTTGCTCCTCCTAAAACTTGGTGAATTCGCGCAGTGTCTCGCCGACGATCGCCTCAAGTTCGGCCCGCGCCCGCGGGCGCATCGCGGCGCCTGGACCGCGCAGAAACCGGCGCGCCCTGATGTGCGGGCGTTGGCGCCGGTAGGCGGCGACCGGCCCGGTGTTCCGCCGGTAGCCCCTCACCGGAACCGGCCCGCTGCGGCGCTTTCCCGGCGCGCCGTACTCGAGCGCGCCAAACGCCGCACCGAGGCGGGACGCCTTGCCGGTCGGCAATATCCGCACGCGGCCACGCACGAAGCCCTGGCGCACATCGACGAAGCGTCGGGTCGCGGCGCGCAGCCGCCCGGTTTGAACCGGCTCGGCGGCTTTGACTTGCGACAGCAGTTGCATGGTCAGTTGGGTGATCTTGACTTCGAGCCGGTGCTTCAGTTCGTCCGGCAGCTTGTCGAGATGCAGGATCAGGCTGTTGACGTTGGAATCGATGCTGACGTTGAGGCCGCTCACGCCGCGAGATCGTCCAGGCGGAAGGCGTAGACAAATTCCAGGGTGATATCGAGCCGGTGTTCCTTGGCCTCGGCATCGGGCGGCAGCACGACGCAGCCGTGATAGGTGATGCGGCCGGTGGTGCCCACGGCGTCGCGCAACTGGCCGTCCGCCAGCACAGCGGCGACGATGGCGCTGCGGTAGCGCGACAGCAGCACGCCGGGATCGGCGGTGCCGCCGGCGCGAATGTAGACGCTGATCCCCGGCGACAACTCCATGCGCTGAATTTCGCTGTGGCGCACCGTCTCGGGCTGGTTGAGCATCGTCTCGATGCCGTCCTGGATGATGACGGCGGGCCGTGCGTTCGACGGCACGTCGAGGGCGTTGCGCACCACCGCGGCAATGCCGCTGACAGAGGCGCAGAGCGCCGCCAGGCGGGACAGGATGACCTCGCGCTGATCAGCCACGGCAGAGCAGGTTCACGCGGCACAGCGCGCCGCCGTAGGACAAGGGCGCGATCTCGGTGATGTTGGCCGGGCTGCCGTCGATCAGGATGATGTCGTCGCGCGACGGCACCCCGAAGCTGCCGAGGCCGGTCGGACTGAGCACGACGCGGATTTCCTGCGACTCGCCGGCTTCCAGCGATTGCGGCCCGAAGTTGCGCACCGCCGCCGGCGCCTCGACCTGTTCGGAGATCGTGTTGGCGCCGGTCACCGGATCGACCGCGGTGCGCTGCAAGGTGACCGTCTGGCCGTAGCCGGCGATCGCCGCGTCGAGCCGCGAGATCAGGGTCTGCGGGCTCACAGCGATATGATCCGATAAGTGTGCAGCAGCCCCTCGACGCCCGGCGGGATCATCGTCGCCGAGGCCGACGCGGCGCTGCCGGCGCTGTCCCAGGACTGCTCGATCAGGTCGGGGATTGTCTCGCTGCGCAGCCCGGGTTCGCGGCCGACCGAGTAATAGCGCGCGGCAATCCATTCGAGCGCCGCCGCCTGCACGTCGTCCGGCACCGGATCGTACCCGCCGGTATAGTCGATCAGGATTGTGGTGCCGGTCCAGGCGTCCACGATGGCGCTGTCGATCGCGTAGAACGTGCCGCTATCGGTGTCGGCTTCCCACATCGCGGCATCGAGCACCGCGCCATCCGAGGTGACCGTGGCGAGCGGCAGGCCGGTTGCGTCGGTCGCGATCGGGAACTGGCGGGTGCGCAGCGGCTCGCCCGGGGCGAGCCAGTTGCACACATAGCGATACTGGTCGCGGTAAACCTGCTGCACGAACACGCGGTCGCAATAGCGATTGATCGCGGCCGAGACGGCGGTGATGTTCTGCTGTATCGCCGCGTCCTTCGACGTGTCGGCCGGGTCGATGCCGAGCATCGTCTTGGCCTGGTCGAGCGTCACCAGATCGAAGCTCGCCGCCGGCGTGATGACGCGGCTGATCTGATAGCGGGCGGCGACCGGCATCAGCGGCGCGCTTCCAGCAGCGGATAGAAGTCGCAGGTCACGATCGTGCCGTCGTCGTGCGTCAGGATCAGGATGCCGGCATCGTCCAGGCTCGCGCCGACGATGCTGCGGCCCGGGTCGCCCTTCGGCCCCTTGGCGCCCGGTTCGCCGGCTTGCCCGCGCCTGCCTTGAATCGCGATGACCTGCCAGTCGGGGCCGGGGCATGCGCCGGGCTCGTCGATGCGGGCGGCGAAGCTGGCGCCGCCGAGCGCCACCACGTCGAGCGCCCGATAGGTTTCCCCCGCCGCCCAGGTGCCGCGTATGGTGAAGGACGCGCCGGGCTCGCCACGAGGCCCAGGAGCGCCCGGTTCACCCGCTGGCCCCTCTGCCCCCGCCGGCCCGGCTTCCCCCTTCTCTCCGCGCTCCCCAGCGGCTCCACGCTCGCCCTGCGGCCCGGGTTCGCCATCGCGGAGTTGCCCGAGCCGCTCGGTTGTCAGTTCGTGCATTTGTAGCTTGAGGCTCAGCACCTCGGCGCGCAGTTCGGCGATGGCGCCGTTGACGGCAAGCCGCATCTCACGCTCAAGGCGGGCAACGTCGCTGCCGACTTCGGCGGCCAGCGCCTCAAGCGGCGAGACGGGCGGCACGGTATGCAGGGACAAGGGATTTTGTGGCGTCGGCATTGCCGTCCTGCGGAGGATTGTTGGGGGATGGCTGATCGGCGGGAGCGGGTGCCGGATCGGGTTGTGGCTTGGGCGGCTGGAGTTGCGCGCCGTAGCTCAGCGGGACGACCTGCTGCTGCACCCTCGGCATGTCGCCGTAGCCGCCGGGCGTCTTCGCCAGATCGAGTTCGCCGCGCGCTTCATCGGACGAATGGATGCCGCTGATGACGCTGCGCGCCAGCCCCTCGATCTGCTCGCGCCACGCGCTGCGCAGCAATGCCTTGGTGTCGAATTCGAGGTATTCGTCGGGCATGCCTTTGAGGGCAAACAGCAACCCGAAGGCTTCCTCGATGTGGTTCAGGGTGAAGCCGAGGCCGTTGGCGATCCACGATTGCATGAGGAGTTCGGTGGAGGCGAACGGCGTGCCGCCGACGCCGAGGATCTGCAACGGCACGCGAAACGCGAGCGCCACATTCTCCTGCGTCATCTTGAGGATTTCGGCGAGTTGGCCGTCGACCGCGGTGGTGGTGACCGGCTTCGCCTTCATGCCGTAATTGAGGAACGGCGTGTGGCCGGCGTTCTCGCCCTGCGTCTTGTTGTTCCACTCGGCGGAGGCCGCCTGGATCTGTTCCTTGTTCAGCGGATGCGCCGGGTCGGTTTCGATGATAAAGCTCGGCCGCGCCTGGTTGAGATAGAACGCAACCTGCTGGTTCAGCGCGGCGCCGGACATCGCCAGATCGAGCGCCGCCGCCATGATCGGGCTTTCGCCTTTGAGCGGATGCCGCGGCGTGTGCAGCTTTACGTGCAGCACGTCGCGCGCCGGGAAGGATCCCGAAAGGTCGAGCCGCTGCTCGATGATTTCGTTGCCGCTGAGTTCGTAGAAGATCGAACCGTCTTCGCCGAGGCCGACCTTGCCGCGGCGCATCAGGTGGATCTCGATGATCTCAAATCGGCTGTTTCGGATCGCGAGTCCGAATGCTTCGCCGCTGGCATAGAGGCTGCGTGTCAGGTTGAGCAGAAAGTCGGAGATCGACTGATAGTCGTTCGGGCGCTTCATCACCCGGGTTAGCGCCGAGGTGGTGACCCGTTCGCGCCCGCCGTTGTCGAGTTTGCGCCAGTGGTCCGGCGGGCACATCGCGATGGTCTGCGAATAGGCGCTGACGCACGCCTCAACCATCGCGCCCGATTGGCTATAGGGCTGGAGCGAATGGCCCGATTGCCACCAGTTCCAATACTTTCCGGCCGAGGCCGAAAGCCAGCCGTCGCTCAGGAAGTATGGCCCCGGCCGATACTGAGCCTCAGCGGCTCGGCTCGGCCAGGGCAATATGCGGGAAAGCCAGTTCGCCATTTACCGCGTGCGGTATGAGCCGCCGCTGCCGCCTTCGGGGTTCATCTCGCGCTCCCGCTGCTCGCGCTCCTGCTTGCGCTTGGCGCGCTCTTCCGGCGGCAGGTGATGCGTCCCCTCCAGGATAGCGTCCGCTTCCTCCTGCCCCGGCACCGGCGCTTCGGTCGGGCGCGGCTCTACGGTCGTCGTCGTGGTGGTTGTCCTGGCGGGTTGCTGCGCCGGCTGATCCTGCCGGTGCGCCGGCCGCTCGGCGTGCTCGTCCTTGCTGGTCTGCGACATGGGTAATCCTTTCCTGAGAAAAGCGGGGCGCGCGGCCCCGCACTCCATTAACGGTCGGATTTTATGGCGGCGCCCAATTGACGCCGGTCATCCACTGCACGAGGCCGGTTCGCCGCATCGCCCAGTTGATGTTGACCAGCATGCGGAGCGCGATCTGCGCCGTCTGGAACATCGACTCGACCGGCGCCGCGACGACGTTCGGCGTACCGACACCGCTGATGTTCTGCGGCGTGGTGTCTTCGATGTGCAATGTCGCTTCCTCGGAGACATCGAATTCGAGGTTGCCGTTGACGCTGACAAAATCGGCGGCGTCGATGACGTAGACATTGCCGGTCGGCACTGTCGTCGACTCGATGATCTGGAACCGGCTGGTGAACTGGCTCGTCCAGCCGAATTGCACACCCGCCGGACCTGGGACCATCGACAGTTGCAGCCCTTGCGCCGGGTTCATGATCATCACCAGGCGGCGGCCGGCATTCAGCGCGTAGAACGGTCCGGTCAGCGCGGCGATATCCTTCAGCACCGCCGAATAGCCGCCGCCGGTTGCCGCGGTGATCGCCGCGACGCCGTTGGTGAGGCCGGCCGGCCGCACCGAGGTGCCCGCCTGGGCATCGAGCAGCAGCGTATCGATCGTCACCGAGGTGTGGTTGCGGATCGCGTCGCGGCAGATGCCCTCGATGGCCGGCGTCGAGTACATCGCGATCTCGCGGCTAAACCGGGTAATCACGCCCATCTTGTGCGGCAAGAGCGTGATCGAGGTCAGGCCGGCGCGGCGCACGGGGATCGGCTGCGCTTCACCGACGAACGAGCCGGTGATCGAAGGCGTCGCCGCCATCGAGGGGATCTTGATGGCGCCCTGACCCGGCCCGAAGCTCAGCGTGGTGCCGGCCCCCGACAGCGGATTGAACACTGAGTCGATCGGCAGCGATGCCATAAAATCGGCATTCGATGTCTGCACCAACTCCTGCGCCCAGCCCGGCTGCGTCGTGACGGCGCTCGTCTGCGCGGCGCGGGTGACCAGCATCGTCGCTTCGTCGTCGCCCCAGCGGTCGCGTACCACGTCATCGATCGCGCGGCGCTGGATATAGGCTTGCAGGTGCGCCGCGGCGGCGCGGTACACATAGTCGCGCCACTCGATGTCCTTAGTCGGAATGTTGAGCGGGCGCCGCTGGACGGCCGGCGCGGCGAGCGGCGGCAAGACCTGCTGTTGTGGCGGCGCGCTGCGCGGGGCGAGCGCCCGTTCCGATCGTTCCAACTGCGACAGTTTACGGGTCCAGGTTTCCACCGCTTCGTTAAAGCCGTCGGTGGCGTCGGGGTCGGCGTTCTCATCGGCGTGATGCGCGGTCAGCGCGTCGCGGGCGGCGTTTAGGCGTGCTTGCGCGTCTTCGATCTGTGCTGCGAATGTCATGGGGGTCGCCTTTCGGTTCGGCGATTGAGGTCCGGCGTGCCCGCCCGTGCGTGTGATGACCGGCCGTCGTTCGGCATGCTCGCCAAAGGCCAGGGCCATCGTCTCTTCGCTGGTGCCGAGCCCCCGCGCCACCGCAAGAGCCGCGGGGTTGGCGGGAACCGATACGAGCGAAACTTCGACCAGTTCCTGTTTCAGGAACCGGGTGCCGCCGTTATGCGGCTCTGATTTCTGCGGCACGAAGCCGACGCTGACGGCGCGCAGGATGCCTTGTTCGACAAGCCCGATCAGTTCGTCGATGCGCGCGCTGGTGCCGCGGGCGGCGAGTTGCAGGCGGCCCATCAGGCGGTCGCCCTCGACGCGCAGATCGGCCCAGGTGCCGATCGGGAAGCTGCCGAGATGGGTGAACAGCGCAATCGGGTTGCGCTTGAAGGCGGCAAGGCTCCAGCCGGCCGGCTCGATCGTGTCGCCGTAGCGATCGACCGTCGCGTCGGAAAGGACGAACTCCATCCCGTCGCCCGGCGAGGCGACGGTCTTGTGAACCATCTGCATGGGAATGCCCCTGACAGGCAATAGGAAGGCCGCTGAGCGGCCTAAACCGATTTCAGGCGATCAGTGCGTCGATATCGACAACCTGGCTGTCTTCGAGCGGCGCGACGCCGCACATCATGGTAAGCGCCACCGCACCGTCGATCCGGCCGGGGGATTTATCCTTTGCGAGTTTCCGGTTGCCCGCCGGATCGGTCTTGGTGACGGCATTCGCCATGCACACCTTGAGCACGGGATGATCGCCGTGCGCGATGCGCTGGTTTAATATTTCAGCTTCAAGCGCCCGCAACGCCGGCGAGATATCTTGATATCCTTGGCCGAATTCTACAAAGTTTTCTTCAAGCTGCTGCTCGTTAAACCCGGCCTTCAACAACCAGGGCCGCAAGTGTTTGAAGTTCCACCTGTCAAAACCTATCTTGCGAACATCGTAGCTATCGAACACACCGCGCAGATACTCGGCTACATACTCGTAATCGACGCTCTTGCCCGGCGCCGCCAGCAGATACCCCTCGCGGTGCCAGAGATCATACGGCACCCGGTCGGCGCGCGCCTTCGTCGCCAGCCCATCCCCCGGCAGCCAGAATGTCGGGTGTATCTGCCACACGCCGTCGATCCGCGCACCCAGCACCAGCGCCGTCAGGTCGGCGGTCGCCGACAGGTCGAGCCCGCCGTAAACCGGATAACCGTCGAGCGGCAACGGATCGAAGGCGCAAGCGACCCACGCCTGACGGCTGATGAACGGCGCGCTCGCCTCAACGCGCCGGTTGAGGATCAGGTTCTCGAACTCGGCCTGGCGCGACGGCATCCGTTCCGCGTCGGCCGCCATGCCGCGCACTTCCGCCGCATTCAGGAAATCGCCGAAGGCCGGGTTCGCCGCCTGTATCGCCTCTTCGCTGAACGGATTCAGATCCATTGGCGCGGTGTAGAGCGACACCACAACCCGCGGGTCGTGCGCCGCGATGCCGTCGTCGATCAGGACAGAGAGCAAGTCCGCATCCGTGGGTGCCTGCGTGCTAATTATGAGCGAAAGCGGATTCTCTTGTGCGCCGGTAGCGGTTTCGAGCGCCTCGTAAAGCCGGCTGCGCGAGCCGCGGACTTGGCCTAACTCGTCGTGGCAAACGAATATCGGGCTGAGCCCGAATGCTGTCGTCGCCTCGGCGCTGAGCGCCCGGTACAATGTCTGCATTGCAGGACAGAACAATTCCTTCGCCGTGTCGCGGATGATGATGCCGCCGCCTTGGCTTGCATCGAGCGCCGGATTGAGCCGCACCATCTTGGCGGCAAGCCCGAACAGAACGCCGGCCTGCTCGCGGCTCTGCGCCGCCGAAAACAACTGGCTGTTCGGCCTAGCCTCGTCGCCGCACAAGTGCAGCAGCAACAGGAACGCCGCCAGCGCTGTCTTTCCGTTCTTCCTGCCGAAACTCAGGATCGCGCGCCGGGTGCCGGCCGGGTTGTCGTATATCCGGCATATCTCGCGACGCTGCCACGGGCGCAGCTTTACCCGCTGGCCGACCAGCTTCCCTTCGGGAACCCGGCACCAGTTCTCGATCCAGGCGCAGTTAGCTTCGCCCCTGGAGGGCTTTTTCCCACGGGACATTGATCTGCGAGATTGTTCTGGCATTGCCACGATACGTCCGCGTCGATTGCTGGGCGATCCGCATCGAGGCGGCCAGCGTCTTCAACGCCGAGGTTTGTTCACGCTGCGCTTTCAGCAGCTCGAAATAGATTTCGAGATCGCCTGAATGTCGTTCAATCAACTCGGCGATCCGCTTTGCGGCAATAACGTGCCGGCAGTATTGTGCCAGCAAAGGCGCGTTACCTGGGTTGAACCAGTCGGCCTCCACCGATGAAGTCACCGCAACCCATACCTCAACTTCTTCATCCGTCAATTCGGGCGGCGGGCGCTGCCGATCGAGCGTTTGCAGCTCCGCGGGCACCAAATCGGCCACCGTTGGCCGGCCGCGCTTACGTGAAGTTGTTCTCATCCGTAAAATCGCTCTGTGGCCGGAAACCTACCAGTTTTTGAAATTTCCCC